TACAGCATGGTCGCCAAGTCTCAAGGAATTGTCAGCAAGAAAGCTATTTCTACTGGCACAAGCAGAGTTTGCGAAGGGGAATAAAGAAACAGCAGAAAACTACATGGATCAATGCAAATCGAAAACGTTACAATAAACCAACTAAAGAAAACTACACCAAAAAGGTCTAGTTATTGTCCGTCATCTGCACAGCAGGTGCAACCAATACTAGATAGATTAATAGAGTCTGGTAAAGATGCATACGTCAATGCACAACAAACAGGCTACACTCCAAACACTCTATACGTTAAGCTCAATGATGGATTCAAGTTCATTGTGGATAACTTCAACGAAGAGAAGTATTCAATACTCAGGACAAAAACTGCCATACGCAAAACAGACGATGGAGTCATAATATACTTCAAAGATACTATACAGAATACTTTAGCTGATAAAGCATTGGACTATGAATACAATGATTCTATTAAATGGAAGAACGATCTAGAGGCATGGTACAAGACAGCACCAGAGTCAGAATTGTTTGAGCGTAATGTCTCAGTCAATGAAGCTGACAGGGAATTCATTCACAATCTAGTCACTGAAGACTCAGAAGTAGACATCACTGATTCATACGTCAGGATAATGAAATGATTGAGATACTATTCAATATCATCTCTATCGGTTTCATGTTATGGTTTATCTCAGGTTTGGCGGCAGCATTCTTTTCAGGAATTAAATGACAATAGAACAACTACTTGAAGTTTCAGTTGAAGAACTAGAGTCAATGTCAGACTCATCATTACTAGAACATCTAACACCATATCTTAAACTAACTAAACCGGATGAACTAGAAGAGTTAAAGATACAAAAGAAAAGAAGGGGCAAAATAAAAATTGATTAAACTAGAAAAAGCTGACGACCGTTACATTCTCCGCATTGATGCATCTGCATACAAGGAGTCTGCTTGTGATCTTAAATTCTACTACACTACAGTACGCGGATTGCGTAGCAGTTACATGAATCACAAGATGGAGTACGGTACTGCGTATCATAAAGCACTAGAGACTTTCTATGAAACAGGAGACAGAGCAGAGGCAATGAATGAAGGTCTTACTCACTACTCTAATCCTGAGATTATAATTCCTGATTCTGATTGGAGAACAGCAGGTCACTTAGCCAATTGTCTCACGCAATACTTTGATACATATCAAGATGTTGATGGTCTTAAAGTTGAGAAGCATGAAGGCAAAGCGTTGTTGGAAATGAAGTTCGGCTTTCCTTTCTACACCAACGGATTCATTGACGTTATCATTTGCGGTACAATAGATTTCATTGGTACATACTTTGGTCAGAATGTTATCTGCGATCACAAGTCAACGGCAATCACAGGAGTAGACAGATACTTGGATACATACAGAATGTCCACACAGATCATGCTCTACACTTTAGTTATGCGTAAGCTTTTCCCTGACAGAAATTATCAAGCAGTTATCAATGGCATCTTCCTGTCAAGAACAGGCAAGAATAAGTTCCAACGAAGTGCGATACTTGACTACTCAGCAGAGAAGCTGGCATACTTTGAACAGCACTTGACGCAAACCATTGTCAAATTTGTTGAGCTTCTAACCAAGAACATCAAAGAAGATAAGAACTATTTTCTACCCAATTTCAATTGTTGTGAAACCAAGTTTGGTATGTGCAAGTTTGTAAAGATTTGCAACGCTGGTGACTTTGGTGAAGCTGTAATTGAGAACGACTTTTATACTAAATTATATAACCCATTAAACTTCAATGCATAGTTTCGAGAGAGAAGTAAAGAAAACACTAAACGTTATGGACGGTGAAGAAGCACAGACAGAACTCAACTTTGAGTTGAATACAATTGCAGGACTCACAGCATTCTATAATGCTATTGATTGCATCAAGCTACTTGATTCAAAGCAACTTGATTACGGACCCATGAACATTTCAACTGAAGGTTTGTTGGGATTGAAGACACGACTTGTTGATAAGATCTTCAGGCTCAAGAACATTCTGGAGTCAGGCAATGTACCAAATCACGAGTCACTTAAAGATACTTTTCAAGACATAGCAAACTATGGATTGATCGGTCAAATGCTTATTGAAGGTACTTGGCCAAACGTTGAAAAGAAAACAACGAAACACATAGAAATAACAGTAATATGAATAAGCCCATTATAGGTGTTGTTGGCTCAAGCGGATCTGGCAAATCAACATCACTTCGCAACTTGCCGCCAGACAAGACAACTATCATTGACCTTGAGCGTAAAGGTTTCCCATTCAAGGAAGCTAAGAACTTCAATGTCATAGCAGTAAACAAATTGCCAGACATTGAGAAGGCAATTGATGCAGCAGTTAAAGACTCAGAAGTTGTAGTGATTGAATCATTCACAAAGTATTGTGAGATACTATTCAGCACAGCAGCAAAGATGTACAAAGGCTACGATGTCTGGACATACTACAACAAGTCTATCCGTGACATCCTTGACAGAGTTAAGAACGAGAAAGCTGTTGTCATCTTCACAGCGATTGATGAGATCGTGCGTGTCACGCAACCAACAGGCGGTGAGTACAATACTCGACGCATCAAGGTTCAAGGCAGAGTTCACGAAGGCTGTATTGAGAAGGAACTATTGATGGTTCTCTTCAGTGAAGTACGTCGAACAGAAGACGCTATTGAATATTGTTTTCAGACTAACTCCGATGGAGTGACATCAGCGAAGACTCCTCTTGGTATGTTTAAAGATCTCTACATACCTAACGATCTCAACGAAGTAATCAAAGCATCAGATAAATACTATGCATGATTCTACAGTATGTTTAAAGTCAGATTGTTTTGGAACACCAGTGCCAATTCGTAAGCTAGTCAAGGATGCAGATCTAGTCTACGATTCTAGTTTATACTCAGAGTATTATGCATTATGTCCAAATTGCCATGCACACGTTTCAGATACTACAGTTGAAAAGACTGTCTCACGTTGGAAGAAAAGCCAACAAGCTGAATTCACTGTACTCTCAAATCAAGTTGAGTCAGCGTTACAATACGGATAATGAATTTAAGACAAGTACATGCTGCTACTAAGACGCAGACAGGTTTTCCCGTAGCTTTCGGGGTTTGTCCCTGCATTGATCGCTTGTCACAATTTCTCACACGAAGTGAGGATAACTAGTATAATGCCTACTATAAACCTAAATGATGTGAAGGAGAATGCTCGGCCATTCTTACCTTCAAACACCTACACTATCCGCGTTGCGGATGTAGAAACTCGTACCTCTCAAGCTGGCAACCCTATGGTTGTTTTGTCATGGGAGATCGTTGCACCTGAGTCAGTAGAAGATCCTGACTTGGGAGATGTGCGGATTGCTGGATTGCAATTCCGTGAGTACCTAGTGTTCATTGAGAAGGCTGCAATACGCATCAAGCGTTTGCACCGTGTTCTTGATCTACCTTTCGAGATTAACTGTTCAGACGAGTCAGACCCTTGGGGTACTGTCGAGCCTTGTGGTGATGTCTATAAAGGTAAAGCTGCCTATGCAACCATCAAGACTGAAAAGATGGTTCGGAAGAATGCAGAAGGAGAGGCAATGGTAGACCCAGCAACGGGTGATCCAGTGACCTTCAATGCATATTCTACGGGGGAACTGATTAGTGCAGCACCAGAACACGACTTAGCCTAATCGTGCAAGGGAGGGGGAGTTTAGTAGTAGCTCCTCTTCCCTATTTTCTTATGAGAGTAAAATACAATTTTTATGATAACATCAACTCAGGTAATATTGAGGAGGTAAGGAGAGCATTTAAAAAATTTGCAAGACGACACGGGTTAACACCTGATGAAGTCGGTAAGCGTGAGAGTCGTACAATGGATTATAAAGTAGACTTTCCAGACAAGAAGAAAAGAATTGCTGAAGTGCGTAAACGTTATGGTACTCCAGCTTATGTTAAGAGAAAGTATTGTGAGAAATTATCGTGAAAGAAATTGAATCAATTATAAAAGAAGTAACTAACAAGGACAACGGACAAGCACTTGAACGGTTACGAATTAAAACATTAGATGCCCAAGCAGAGGCACTAGCTGATGGATACCTTTCTGGTATACATGATGTAATTTTGATGTTGCAGGATTACATGAAGGATGGATTGAAAGACAAACTAAAAGAACAAGCACTGAAAGCTCGTGAGACACAAGCCAAGTCTACCCTACAGCGGTCTAACAATAATACTCGAAAGTCCAAGTAGATTCGACAAGTGTGAGTTAATCTCAGGCTATGCGGGTCACTTGTTTCAGAATGCGTTAAGCATTCCAAGACAATCTTGCGACATTCGTTTGCTCAATACATTGGGCGAAGGCTTTCTCCCCGACACAAAAGTAATTTTGTTGTTGGGCGAGAAGGCTTTAAGAACTTTCAAGAACAGTAGACTAGGTGGACAACGTGGATGTCCTTGGATTGTTCATGGTCGTGCTTACATTGCTACCTTCGCACCACAAAATGCAATTGATCGCAAGGCATACTTCAATCCATTAGCCAATGATACTGAGTACGAATACGACGAGTCTGAGAGACATGGTAAAACTAAACGATCTAACTGGAGACACTGGATGCAACGTGATGTTGCCAAGGCAGTTGGTTATCTAAAGACTCCACCTAATCCACAAGACGGTGAGCATTGTATTTATCCTAAAGCAGATGAAGTCATAGACATCTTAACCAATACCAAGGATCAAGATATGTTCTTTGATATTGAAACAAATCCGAATCTTGAGATGACTTGCTTTGGATTTTCTTTTGGAGGGAAAGGTTATTGTGTACCAATGCTACGCATAAACTACTATCACTATGACGAGACTCCACAAATTTTACGGGCATTGGCAATCGCATTACGGGATAACACAGTTGTAATTCACAACGCACTATTTGATTTGTTTGTTATTGCGTATCGCTATGGAATTCCTGCACCCAGGAAAGTTTACGACACAATGCTGGCTCACCATAGACTCTTTCCAGAAGTTGAGAAGTCACTTGGTCATTGCATATCCCTTTACACAGATCAACCATACCATAAAAATGAAGGGTGTTATAACCCACAAAACTCGGAGCAATTCGATCAACTGTATCACTACAACGTTAAAGATGTTCTGACGATGGCACTAATCAAGCCATCAATTGAAGCTCTTGCAGATAAGATGCAAGCTCGTAAATCAATTGAACAGGCTAACTCAATGGTAGTTCCATACTTGACTGCCATGTGTCAAGGATTACGCATAGACACGGAAGAGAAGAAAGCAATCTTGATGCGTAATGAAAGGTACAAGGCACAACTACGCAGGATGTTAAGCTTGTTGGTTGGTAGAGATTTAAATCCGAATAGTCCTAAACAAGTTTCTGAGTATCTTTATAATGATATGAAGTTAAAGAAACCTTCCAAGGATCTAACCAATGAAAAGACTTTACTACAGCACAGACTCAAGCATGACTTGCCTTCTATATCTGTCATACTTAAATACAGATCCATTGCAAAAGAGTCAGGTCAATTAAAGTATACACCATACGAAGGTTTGTATACCAAGCCAGTGACAGACAGGATAACAACTGCATACAACTTGGCAGGTACATCAACGTTTCGATTGGCCAGTAGAAAATTACTGGGACGCTGGGGTACTAACATACAGAATATACCAAAGAGACTTCGCAAATTATTTCTTGCTGACAAAGGTAAGGTTCTTGTACAAGCCGACCAAGCTGGTGCAGAAGCAATGGTTGTAGGTTACTTGTGTGTACAAGGAAACTTCAGAACTTTATTCCTTGAAGGAATTAAATCTCATGTGTTTGTTGCGTTGCGATTGTTTCCAGATGTCTGGGCAGAACAACTAGGCAGAAGTGTAGATGAGTTTTGTGAAGCACCCATAGGCGAACTAAAGAATATTAAAGGTTGGGATGATCTCAATGCTGTAATCAAAGACAGTGACAACTGGTCAGCAGACAAGCGTTATTACTTCATGGCAAAGATGGTCTGTCATGCAAGTAACTACGGTATGAAAGCACCAACGTTTAGAACTAATATGTTGCAGAAATCTCAGGGTGCAATAGCACTTGAGAACAAGGAAGCTAAAAGATTCCTTGCGACTTATCACAAACTATTTCCTGAGATAAACCAGTGGCACAATGAGACTGTCGAGACTTTAAAGAATACTAAAGTTCTGAAAAATTTATTTGGTTATCCAAGATACTTCACT